AGTTGTGCCAGCAGATAATTGAATAAGTGTTCATATCAACGCCTCTCAAGATGTTTAAACGATGCGACAGTGCATCTGACAACCCCCAGGTCGGAGGTTGTGGGCTGAACTGTCAGTGGTAAACGCTGTGTCGCTTGAACTTCCAGCGCTCCAGCAGTGGCTCACCTGAATCACCCTCAGACAAGCACATCTGAGCGCAGGTTTTCCGCACAATGGCGAACCGCACACCATCCAGCACATCAACCTCATGGGTCAGGCCATGGGCCAACGCCCAGGGATTCGATGTGGCCCGATAAGTGAACCAACGCCCACGCTCACGCTCTTGGAACTCGCCCAGGTTGTCAGTATTGGAGTTAAGCATCTTGGCTCTCCCCAGCTTGCGTCATGCGCTTGGATTGCACCCAGTGCCAGCCACGCATAAAAAGCTCAGGGAAGGCGTCCACGAGCTTTTGGCTGTTGCCACTGTCAGCCACGATGTATGCGTCACCAATGGCCTCAGCAAACGAGCCGTGTTGCCCTGTGCTGAGTTCAACCGCTGACAAGTAGAACTCGTAAGAGGTGAGAGAATTGTTTATCATAATGAACGCCTTTTGAAATAGTGCAACAGTGCACCGCGAAGCCCCGAAGGGCTTAACGCTGAACTGTTTAAACGCTTTGCATCTCTCCGTGGTCAGGGCAGTGAGGTGCGCCCATCTCAGCCAGCCATTTGCCCGATGTGTAGGCGATGTATCCACAGTCATTGCACATGCACTTGAGCATGCGTGTGCTTTGCTTTTTGATGGCATTCGCGGGCACCAGATCAGCGTGAGGGTACACACCCAGGCGAGCCAGCACAGGTTCAGCCCAGGCCAGGAACTCAGGGCCAGCCGTGGTCGCTGTCAGCTTGCCTTCAAGCCCAATGGCACGAGCCGTGCGCCCGAACTTTGAGCCGTGGCCGTCACCAGGGTGGATGGCGTGGATGAGTTCGTGGGCCAGGATGTCAAGCACCCGCGAACTGTCTGAGATGGTGGGAGAGATGAAAATTTCAGCGTGGCTGTCAGCGGAGGCGGTGGCTGACCAGCACTGGCCCAGTGTGCGGTTGCGGTTGCCCAGTGCGCCTTTGGATGGGAAGCCGCACGATGAGCGCACCTCGTGTGGGAGAGCCTCCCCATGCTGTTTAAACAGTGCCCTGAGTTCTTCGGTGGCCTTGGAGAGCCATTGCTCCCTGGTGATAGTGCTTGTCATATTGAACGCCTTTCGATGGTTGATGACTGAGAGTTTTTCGAGGCTCTCACTATATAAGCATAATAGAATCGTGCCAGTTTTTATACATCGTTGATTTCAAACAAGAAAATCAGCAACATGAAAACCCTAATAGTAATAACCCCTATCTAATATCTCACGATGTGAAATGTAAATATAAAATATTCCACATGATGAAATGATATCGGTTAGGGTTAACCAGTAGAGTGCCTGTCAAGTGTCGCTGAAATGCACCCGCAACGACATTCATTACCCGACCGACTGGACGGTTAATTAATTCTCAGGGTATTCCCTATCAGTACTTACCCTATCAGGGTTTACCCTTAAGGGTTTGTAGGGGGGGGAGGGGGTGTGTGTGATGTGAGAGATTTTGTGGTGCCCCCTATCCACAGGAAAGGTGAAATTAGGATTGCCTACAAAAATGACTAGCTTTTGTTGGGAAGGGAGTAGGTGCTACAGACATTAAGAAGTACAGACGATAGCCATTACCCGTGTAGGGTGGTACTTCTTAAAGAAGTGAGCCTCTTGTTTATACGCTTGATAGCGTGAACTTGCGTTCCTAGGCGACAACTGTTGTTTGTCAGACAACCTTTGTACAAGCTACTTTGCCCCGTTCAGATAGTCCCTGGCGCTGTCTCAGCGTTGAGGGAGTCCTACTAGAAACTCGCCTGATTTGCCATGTTTATCCCACTTGGTCGGCTCAACCGCATGGAGGGCTGGGTTATGGCCCCATGAAGAATGTACTAGGGTTTACCCCACTTGTCAAACAAAAGAAAGTGAGTTACATTGTTGTTGCCAAGACGCATGGAGATTGTGGTTCGCCGTAACTAGAACCATCCTTGCAAGACAGTCTCCAGCCGTGTTGGTGTAGCTCAGAAGGAGAGCGCCCTGCTGCGTCGGGGATGTCGGAGGTGCGAGTCCTCTCGCCAACAACTTACACGCATGGGGATTGAACACTGTACAACCCAACGATAAACTGTTTGGGTCGGGTCTACCGAATACAGTCCCCAGTCGTGTTGGATTGTTCATGTGGTTGCCGCCTCTGTAGAGTGTTTGCGCCATCTCTGGTAATTCATCCCCAACAACCTATACTACTTCCATAACTGGGTAAAGTATGAATGTGATTGATGCCTTGCCAAACAACCTAAAGAAAAAAGGTCGCCCAAAGGGTGCTGTGAACAAGAAGTTCACTATGTCTACCTATGCTGAAAGACCTACGGCTCTCCTGCCAAAGACTGAAGTTCAACGCATCAAAGAACTCAAAGACCTCTTGATAAACAGTGCAGGTTCCAATGTTGTTCATAAAGCAATTGAGATTGCCATGAATGATGAACACCCAGCACAGGCGGCTATGCTCAAACTCTGTATGGATAGGATGCTTCCTGTCAGTCTGTTTGAGAAAGAAGGCAAGCAAAGGAATGCCGTTACCATCAACATCACAGGCATTGGTGGCGTAGAGATAGAACCCTTGCAAGATGTGACTGATGTAGAAACAAAAAATGTCTGACCTCAACTTCTCACTCCTACCTTGGCAACAAACAGTCTTTGCTGACAAAACAAGGTTTAAGGTTGTGGCTGCTGGTCGGCGTTGTGGTAAGTCTAGGTTAGCGGCTACTACGCTAATTATTGAAGCATTGCGTTGCCCAGCAGGAAGTGCAGTTCTCTATGTTGCGCCTACCAATGGTCAGGCAAGGCAGATCATTTGGGATGTGCTGTTAGAGATTGGACGGGATGTTATCCAAAACAGTCACATCAACAATATGGATATCACCATGATAAATGGTGCAAAGATTTATGTTCGTGGTGCTGATAGACCAGATACCCTGCGGGGTGTGTCATTGACCTATGCGGTGCTAGACGAGGTTGCAGACATTAAGCCTGAAGCCTGGGAGCAAGTTATTCGTGCTTCTTTGTCAGACAAGAAGGGCAGAGCCATATTCATCGGCACTCCCAAGGGGCGCAACTGGTTCTATGATCTGTTCAAGATGGGCCAAGAGGAGACTGATCCTGATTGGAAGTCCTGGCACTTCACAACCCAAGACAACCCATTGATAGACCCAACTGAGATTGAGTCTGCCAAGAAAACGCTAAGTTCATTTGCTTTCAAGCAGGAATACTTGGCATCCTTTGACAACGCTGGAAGTGATGTTTTTAAAGAAGATTGGATCAAATATGGTGTGGAACCTGAGTATGGTAGTTACTTCATTGCAATCGACTTGGCAGGATTTGAAGAAGTGGCTAAGCAAGCTGCTAACGCGAAAAAAAGACTAGATGAGAGTGCCATTGCAGTGGTCAAAGTCACTGATGATGGCAAGTGGTTTGTCAAAGAGATTGACCACGGTCGGTGGGACATTCGGGAAACTGCTGCCAAAATCCTAATGAAGATGCGGGATTACAGGCCAATTTCGGTTGGAATTGAGCGTGGGGCACTTAAAAACGCTGTTTTGCCCTACCTCAGTGACCTGATGCGGAAAAATAATGTATATTCGCACATAGTTGACCTAACGCATGGCAACAGGAAAAAGACAGACAGAATCATCTGGAGTCTCCAGGGGCGGTTTGAGCATGGGCGTATTGTGCTGAACTCTGAAGAAGATTGGGATGACTTTACCGATCAACTCTTGATGTTTCCTGCCAATGGCGTACATGATGACTTGCCCGATGCTTTGAGTTATATTGACCAATTGGCTGTAACATCTTACTTTGAGGCCGAAGAAGATGAAGAGTGGGAGCCTGTAGACATCATATCGGGGGTTTAATGGCAACAGATAA